CCCGGACGAAAAAGCAGACCCGTTGTTGTTTTTTTTTTTGAATTATCCCCCTCTTACAAATTAGAGTCGTTTTTTTTTTTTTTTTTTTTTTATCAGGAAAGAACGAACACTCTGCGCTCAGAGCACACATGGGGGCAATAAAATCGAAAATCGAAAACCAGCCCAAAATCCACTGCCATATCTATCTCACAAGACAACAAAAATAGTTATTGCAAACTCGCCCGAATTGTGTTATCATTATGGCAGTGAAATGGAGGACAGTATGGCAAGGCAGGATACAGGGCGGCTCAGTGTTGCGAGGAAGATATTGCTCGAGGCCAGTCAGCGGGCGATGGAGACAGGCGAATACACGATCTCACTTAGGTGCAGGTCGAAGAGCGACGCGTTTAATATCAGACAAAGCTGCTACACATTCCAGCGCTCATGGATAGTGCAAATCGAAGAGCAAGCGATACTCGATGGCAAAGACCCACAGCTCATTATCAATGAGACGATAATGAAAGCGGCTTGGCCAAGCGCCTCAATGCGTTATGAGTTTGTTGAAGGCGTGCATTGGCTTATATTCGAGTTCAAGAGGATTGGAACAGACCCGAACTGGGATGAGCTGCTTAAGGATCGGCTCATTGCTGGACCACCGCCTCGACCACCAGCACCACCGAAGGAACCACAGCTGAATAGTGATGAGATATATGCAATGCTCACGGAGGCTAAACAATGATGAGCGATTCGCAAATACTCAGAGCAATTGATGAAGCGAGGAAGAATGGCGAGATTACATTTCTCTCAGAAGAACCAAAGAAAGACCGCGCAAAGATATATAGATTGCTTGATAAACAAAAAGAGGATGCATTACCTCTCTTCCCAAATGAAGATAGGTTTGAAGTTCATTTGCCTAAAGAGGGCGGGAGAGTAACACTCAGACGAAAGAGTGAAGATAGCTTGCTTATGGTGGCTACACCAGGCGAAATAAAGCCTGTTGAGGTGAAGCCGAAAAAGGCGAGGAAGAAAACACCAGCAATTGAAAAGGCTGAGAAGGATATAGAGAATGTTGAACGCTCAATTCAACAACACCTGCATGAACTTACGCCTGAGCTACTGCGAGAGCATCGTCAAGCGATTATGATCAGGCGAATTGCAATCGAGTATTATCAAGACACTAAAGATGAAGTCTTCATTCCAGTCTTTAAGTGTGAGACAAGTGATTGGGAGAACCGTGTTCAAGAGGCTTTTAATCCTGATTACATGCCTGAACAAGAGTTTAAGCTGCTTCCAAGGCGTGAGCAAATTAGGAAGAGAATAGGCGAGATACAAAATAGCTCGAGTGCAGACGATCAACGAGAGCATAGGCTGTTGCTCGAAGAACTTGATCGCTTGATCTTGCTTGAAGATAAGAAGTGGACAGACCCTGACGGACTTCTTGACTGATATTGCTCTATAAACCGTTTATACAGCAATATGAAACACTCAATGAGGAAAGATTACTCATATTGACAGCACCGAAACGGCGTGTTAAAATCGCAAGTTAGAGCAACAACGGAGTCTAAAATGGACGAAAATCAGGTCCGCGCACTCGCGGTCAGCTACCACGCCTTGCTCGAGGCCAGTGCGTGCGGCAATTCTGCCGCCGCAAACACTTGGGCCTATATCTTGGACAAAGCTCAGAAAGCCACTGGCGTCATGCTCATCAAGCAGGAAACGGTGGACTTCTGGAAAGAATGGAAGAGGGCAGCATGAAGCCATTCACAATCAAGCGTTACACCCTCTCGCACCACGGCGTAATCCCTGGTGCGAGGGGCCACAAGAAGGAAATCGTGCCAGTTGGCACCGAAGTCTTCTGCATCACTTACGGTCGTCAAGTTTTCTGGTGTGCTTACCAGAATTTAGAGATGGCTGAGGCGTGCATGGACGGCTTGGAAGCAAGCTTAGATGGTCGAGCGAAGAGACAAATACCGCTGGATACCATGATCGCTTGGAATTTCAAGCCCACCATCCCGAGTCGTGTAGCGAGGATTAAGCAATGAAACCGCACCCACTCTTCGAAGTCTGGACACCAGACACTGTTGCCGAATGCTTGGAGGGAGTTAAGGACGATCTTTACTCCGCTCTGTGGGCACTCGTTCCTTACTACACTAAGCGCGAGAGCAATGAACTCCCACCCGATCCAGACTTCAATGCGCTGGCGGGCTTTTGGGATAAACTCGAGCCCGAACAGCAGGCCAAGCTGAATGAGTTGGCTGCGGAACAGGAGAAATCCTATGGACGAGTTTAGCGTCTTCTGGTGGGATAAGGACGGAGGGCAGCATCGTGAGCTGTCCTTCGTCGAGGCCGAGCCAGCAATGCGTGCTGTGAAACGACTCACTAGCGGGCCAGCATTCATGCTTGGTATCGTCAAGCGCATAGTCGTTACTGACGGCGGCGACTGTTGTGTGTTTGAGTGGATCAAAGATGTTGGAATTACTTTCCCAAGGAAGCCGGAGGAGCAAGCATGAGATATGGTATCTGGTGTGCGGTCAGTGGTGGCGTGAGTGGGCACAGAGAGGCCTGGTTGAAGGAAGGCGAACAGCGTGTCGAGTGCGACACCTACGAGCAGGCCTTCTTCACTGCCAAAGACCTGCAAGAGCGGAAGAAAGATCATCCCTACGCAGTTTTCGCCTACGTCCCTCGACCATTGGAGAAGTGAGATGAAGAACAAGTTTGAAGAGAAGGAAATGGAACTGAGCCAAGTCGTTGATCAGGCTTGCACGGCTCTAAGCGAACTCGCTGATGAGATGCAAGAGGCCTTCGACAACACTCCCGAAAACCTGCAGACCTCTTCTTTGGGTGAGGCCCGTGAAGCAGCGGCCGATCAGCTCAGCAGCATTGATCGGCCCTCAGTTCATGAGTCACTCGAGGCTACCAAGGTCAAAGTCCACATTCCAGTCCGCACACCCAGTCAAGAGAAAAAGCTCTCTCGTTCGGACAGGCGTGATGACGCCATCTCTATGTTGCAAAGTGCTGTTGATGTGCTGAAGGACATGGAGTCCTACCACGGAGTTGACTCATTGCTTGAGGAACTCGATCAAGTTATCTCTGAGGCTGAGGCCGTCGAGTTCCCGGGGAGGTCTGCATGAGCCCCTGGCTCTATATCCCTGGCTCAGCCATCTTAGGCTTTGCTTGGTTAGAGACTTGCTTTCATCTCATCGAGCTTGCTAAGTTTTTGGGAGGCTTCGAATGAGAGCAGTCTTAATCGACCCTTGGCTGAAGACGATCGAGGAAGTCGAACTCGACTCCGACAAGAACATCGGAGCGAGGATCGGCTGTGAGTGGATCACAGGCGTTCAGGTCAACGCTCGCCTGTTCATGTACCTCGATGAAGTTGGCTGTCTCCCGCCTTCTGAGGGAGGCCCGAAGGTCCAGCGGTTCTTCACCTTCGAGCATCACAGCTACAAGCCCAATCTCAGGTTCGGGGGCTGTGGCCTTGTTCTCGGCTCAACAGCTGGGGGCAACTCACGCTCTGTCAAGCCAGGTGATCTTAAGCTGATGCAGAGCATTGTGCGATGGCTGGAGGTCCATCCAGTCGATGTTGCTCACAGTGAGTCTTGGGTCGATCATCCTGTCTTCGGTCGAGTCAAGCAGTTCAAGAAAGCTATCGTCTGGGCCAAGGGCAATAAGGAGAAGGCATGAGTAAGAAATACCCAGTCCCCGCTCACTCAGCAAACATCTGGACAGAGGGCCATAAGCTCTTTCTTGAGCTTGGCGGTCATGCTGTCCAGATCTCGCTTGATAAGTGCTCGATTGAGACAGGGCCAAGCAACGCCCCGCTCGCTCGACAGCTCGGGTGGAGCACACTCTTGTCTGTCCTGCGCTCGAGAGAAACCGCTGGTCACACACCCAGCATTGGACAAAAGGGCTCGCCCGTCCAGCACGATATCGAGCGAATGGTTAAAGAGTATAAAGCAAAGAAACGAACCACTGTTATTGGTGGAATGGAGTTCGACAGCGACGAGTTACTTGGCTTCCTCAAAAAAGAAGGAATTATCTAATGCAGCATAAGCCGACTGAAGAGCAACAGGAGATTGTGGACTTTGCGAACTCAAGCAAAGACAATCTCTTGATTAATGCTCTTGCAGGTGCAGCCAAGACCAGTACGCTGGAATTGCTGTGTGATAAGATGCCTGTTCAGCCGATCCTCTCAATCGCCTTCAACAAGCGCATTGCTGAGGAAATGGCTAAGCGCCTTCCAGGCCATGTCAAGTGCTCGACCATCAACGCACTTGGACACAGGGTTTGGGCTGACGCGACAGGCAGGAGGCTTACTTTAGATACCAAGAAGACGAACACCATCTTCAAGGCCGTCGCAGACAGCATGTCGAAGATCGATCGGCAGGACATGCAAAACTCTTACGACGAGATCATGAAGATCGTACGGGCAGCGAAAGTGGCTGGCTACATTCCAGACAAATGCTTTCCTTCCGCGAAGAGGCTTGTGAGTGCAGATGATTTCTTCAACTCATTAGAGGATATCCCGACACCACTGATGACTGATGCAGCCGACAAGATTTTGGTTAAGTCGATCAACATGGCTTACGACGGCTTCATCGACTTCGACGACCAGATCTACATGCCCACTCTCTTCGGCGGCACCTTCCCTAAGTTCCCCATAGTAATGGGAGATGAGACGCAGGATTGGTCGCCTCTCAACCATGAGATGCTCTCTAAGCTAGTGCAGGACAGGCGGTTCATTGGAGTGGGCGATCCCTGGCAAGCCATCTACGGCTTCCGTGGAGCAATGTCCAACTCGATGGCAGCTCTCGGCACCCGCTTCGAATGCAAGGAGATGGGGCTGAGCATCAGCTTCCGCTGCCCAAGAGCGGTTATCAGGAAGGCGCATTCGAGAGTCCCTCACATGCGCTGGCCTGAGTGGGCTATCGAGGGTGAGGTCAAGCAGCACGGACTCTGGGACATCGACAAGGTTCCAGATGGTGCGACAGTGATCTGCAGAAACAATGCCCCTCTCTTCAAAGCCACGCTGGACTTGCTCAAGAACGGTCGCGGAGCTAAGCTCGTCGGGGCCGAGGTTGGTCCAGGCCTTGTGAAGATCATGCGGAAGTTCGGTCCTGAAAGCATGAACCAAGAGGCCATGTTCACTGCCATCGAAAAGTGGGAACAGGAGGCACTGAAGAAGACCCGCAATCCAGGCGCTGTTGCAGACAAGCGGGAGTGTCTTGAAGTCTTTGCTATGGCAGGGCCGAACCTTGGTGCAGCCATCGCCTATGCTGAGCACGTCTTGTTCAAGTCCAGTGGAACAATCACTCTCATCTCCGGCCATAAGAGCAAGGGCCACGAGTGGGATAACGTCTTCCACCTCGATCCCTGGAGAATACCTTCTAAGTGGGCTTCACCGGGCACTGAAGAGTACAACCAAGAGCTGAACGTGAGATATGTCATCGAGACTCGCGCGAAGCAATCCCTCAACCTCATCTCGATGCAGGAGAAGGACTGATGAATAAGCTTTCACCAGAGCAACTTGATCAACTCGACAGGATCGTCATTGAGCTTCGCAAGTCGAAGGAGACAATCAAGGACCGCTTCGACTCAGTTAACGGTGTCATCAATGTGCTGAACGAAGAGATCGAGCACTACAACCAACTGCTCATTGAAGCCCAGGACTTTCGCAACGCGGTCGCAGAGACGATCGAGGGTGATTGGGCTGACAAGCCTGAAGAGTGGTTTGAGTCAACCGCTGGTGAGGAGCAAGCTTCTTGGAAGGAGGAATGGGACCAGACTTACCCAGAGGAAATCGACACTGTGGCCGAGGTCGAGCTTGAGTCACTGAAGCACGATGAAGAACTCTTGAGCTTGCCACAGAGCGCATGATCCTCCGCTCTTTCCATGGACTGCGGTTCGAGGCCCTCTCTCCAGCGAGATATGTTTTCTTGCTGGAGGAGGACTCGGACCCACTCTATCTCATCTTCGATGGAGTTTACTGGCAACTTCGATACAGAGATGAACCGACTGAATGTCGCTTCGTATCAAGGGCCAATGCAACACTGTGGCTTCGACAGCAAATAGACGAGGCCGAGGAAAGACATCATCTTCAATTTGACTTTGCACACTATGGAGAATCGAATGAGTGAAACGAACGGAAATGCATTACCTCCCCCACGCGAGGCCATCATCGAGCAAGCCCACCGCCTCCATCAAGAGGTGGCACATGAGCGCGACACGCTGCGGAAGCAGCTCTCCGACGCCCTGACCGTGATTAAGGGCCTCGAAGCCCAACTCGCCGTAGCGGAGCTTGAGTCGAGTCAGCAACGCTCCAGAACTGAAAGCGCGATGTCTGTGCGAGACGAGGCTGTCGGTCGTCGTGCCTCAGTCGAGGCTGTACTCCAGGCCATGATGGCGATTGGCCGGAGCTTTATTATCCAGAACGAACCCCTCGTCCGAGCAACGGAGGCCGACAATGAAGAAGCTACTGCTGCTCAGCCTGCTCTTGGTGGCCCAAAATGAAGCGCACTCGGCTTCGCCTCCCCCGAGCTGCCTCTCACACAAGGAAGCCAAGGCGACGTACCGAGGCGCGTACCTCTACTGGCACAGAGGTCCGTCCGGTGCTCGTTGCTGGTCGGATCGAAGGCGACAATCAAGCGTGGTTAAGGTGGCTCCTAATGCTGTCAGAACAGAACTGGCCGAAGGGCCGCTCATGATCCCTCCTGAGATCGTCCCGACCTTACCCAAGCCTGAGGTCGACCCGCCAATGAAGTGGGAATGGGAGCCAATGGCCCGCTACACTACTTTCGAGGGAGAGGAACCAGACACTTGGCCAAAGCTCGAAGACAACTCACGCCACTTCGAGTGGTTCGCCGGTTTCATCGCAGCCATTCTCGTCTTTTGGCTGTGGCGTCGTTATGAGAGGAGGAAAATAAATGTGGTAAACTGAAAAATAATGGTTGACAATACATACGAGACGTGTATGATGCATACGTTCAACTGGTATTGCCCAATAAATGGTTTATAGAGCAATACCTTCCACTCGCCAACAACAGGGAGATCCTATGCGCGAGTCTATTACGATCCAGGGCTTGGACTTTGCAGTTCACTCACCTTACGAAGCCGGTCACGTTCTCTCGGCGGATGAGGCTGGTGTTCTGAACCAGACCTTCCACGAGAACCTCCGCAACAACTTCGCTTCGACAGTTAAGGACGCGAAGGCCGAGCACGGCGACGAGCTGCCGGAAACGGCACTGACCGCGCTCCAGACCGAGTTCGACGAGTACGCGAAGGACTACAAGTTCGGTGTCCGCCGGGCTGGTTCTCGCGGGCCGAGCGATCCGGTCGAAGCCGAAGCCTTCAAGATGGCGAAGGACTCGATCCGCGCGAAGCTCAAGGAGCTGGGCCGCAAGGCCGACGCTTCCGACATCGCAGACGCGGCAACGCGCTTGCTTGCTACCGACAAGGGCGAGGCTTACCGCTCCGCCGCCAAGCGTCGGGTTCAGGAGGCCCAGAAGATTGCGTCCGAGTCGCTTGAGGACGTGCTTCAGAACCTCTCCGCCCCTGAAGAGAAGGCGGCTTGATAGCCTTACTCTACAACGCGCTTCATAGCCCGTTCGGGATTATCCTTCAAACAGATGATCCTGAGCGGGCGAAGGCGCGCTTTTACTCGATCCGCGCCAAGCTCAACGATCCTAAACTCGATTGCTTGAGCTTGGTGCAATCTCCCACAGACTCGTCGCAGCTGTGGATAGTGAAGAAGGAAAGTAAAAATGAAGAGGCGTGAGGACTTCCCTCTAATGAAGGTCACTCTAAACCTTTATGATGGGGACTTTCAGAAGCTTCAGGCACTTTACCCTCGTCTCGGAGCCTCGAAAATCATTCGCGTCTTAGTCCACCATCACCTCAAAGACATCAATGACAAAACCACAGTCAAGATAAACGAGGAACATCATGAGCACGGACATCTCTGAACTCTTTGCACGCGATCCTGAGAGCCTCACTGACCAAGACCTCGATACTATTGTTGCTCATCTCCAAACCCTTCGAGCACAGTTCATGCTTGGCGCAAAGACAGCCGGAACGATGAAGAAGAAAGCACCGAAAGAAAAAGTAACGAACATCGACCTTGGCGAGCTTGGCCTATGAACAAACCCGAGGCTTTTTACAGCGGGACTATGATCCAGAACGTCTGGGACAGCACTTCGCTCGGTTGGTTCAAGGATTGCCCACGCAAGTACTTCTACTCCATGATCGAAGGCTGGAACAGCAAGCACAAAAGCCACCATCTCATCTTCGGAAGCTATTACCACAAAGCACTGGAACTGTACGACTTGAGCCGCACCGAAGGGGCAGAGCACAAAAAGGCCCTGCGGGAGACCCTTCGGTGGCTCTTCAAGATCACTTGGGGATGGGAAAGCGAAGACACAGCGAAGAACCGAGAGACCCTCGTCCGCTCTGTCGTTTGGTATCTCGACCACTTCCAGAACGACACAGCCCAAACCGTAGTTCTCTCCGACGGCAAGCCCGCCGTGGAGTTGACCTTCCACTTCGAACTCACAAAGGAGATCACCCTTGCCGGACATCTCGACAGACTCGTCTCCTTCCTCGACGCTCCATATATCATGGACAGAAAAACAACAGGGACCACCCTCGGATCGCACTACTTCGATCGTTACGAGCCAGACAATCAAATGTCACTCTACACTCTTGCTGGACGTATTGCGTATGATACTCCCGTCCGTGGAGTCATCATCGATGCAGCACAAATTGCAGTCGGTTTCACTCGTTTTGATCGAGCAATCACATATCGTACAGATGACCAACTTAAAGAGTGGACAAGAGACACCATCCTCCATGTCGAACAGTCCTACCGATGTGCAGAAAAGAACTACTGGCCTATGAATGACAAAGCCTGTATGCTATGCAACTTCAAACGGATATGCAGCAAAGACCCGAGCGTTCGTGAAGCCTTTTTGAACAGTGACTTTGAAAAGCGGAGATGGAACCCAAGCGAAGGAGCGAAGAATGCCTGAAGCAAAGATCAAGATCGGTCGATACCACTTGAACCCAGCACAATCAATGACTGTTCGTGTCGCACTTGCAGCTTTCGAACCTTCATTTGATCCAGCCATAGAAGATTTAGCTGACCACGTTGCAGCATATAAAAGACGAACCGCAGAAGTAATGGAGATGATCCATCTGACGCAATTGGAGAAAAAGTATGCCAAGCCTTGATCAGCACGTCTCAACCACTACAACGAAGCTCTTAATGATCGGAGACTCCGGTGCAGGCAAAACATCAGCCCTCGCCTCGCTTGTGGAGGCAGGATTTAAGCTCAGAATACTGGATTTTGACAACGGACTCGATGCGCTTGTTTCTCAAGTCCGCCGCCGTTGCCCAGACAAGGCCAAGAACGTGGTTTTTGAGACTCTTCGAGACAAATATAAGGGATCAGGCGCTGGCGTGGTGCTCGATGGAGCGCCGAGGGCATTTATCACTGCGATGCAGCTCCTCGATAAGTGGGGGGACTTGGGTAAACCCAGCGAATGGTCGTCTGATACAGTCGTCGTCATCGACACCCTTACTTTCCTTTCTCAAGCGGCATTTAATTACGCGCAGTTCCTCAATCCGTCAGCAAAAGATAAGAGAGCTATATTCTACACTGCTCAAGAGTCAATCGAACACGCACTCTCGCTGCTAACAGGCGATGCCTTCAAGCCTAACGTAATAGTGATCGCGCATATGATTTTCTTGAACCGGCCAGACGGCACGACTAAGGGCTTCCCTATTGCTGTAGGGCAGGCGCTTTCCCCTAAGATAGCGCCCTACTTTAATTCGGTCGCTCTTGTCGAGTCGTCTGGTTCGGGACAGTCCATCAAACGTGTTATGAGGACTGTCTCCACCCCCTTGATTGACCTGAAGAATCCAGCAAGCTTCGAACTCGCTGAGACCCTTCCGATCGATCAGGCCCTTGTCACGTTCTTCAAGACCGTTCAAGGGAATAACAACGTAGTGAAACTAGCAACAAAGTAAGGACCAACAAATGACTGATTTTCAAGACATCCTGAACAAACCTGTAGGTGACATCGAGCGTCCGAAGCCCTATCCAGTGGGGAGCTACGTCGCACTGGTCGAAGGCTTGCCTAAGTTCGAGAAGGTTGGCGAGAACCAGACTCTCTGCGCCGACTTCGCGATGCGCTTCATCAGCGCCAACGACGACGTGGATAAGCTCGCGCTGCAAGAGGCGGGAGGCATCAACGGCAAGTCCATCCGCCATCGCGTCTTCCTGACCGAGGACTCGGTGTGGCGGGCGAAGAAGTTCCTCGTCGAAGACCTTCAGATCGACGATGAGGGCGGGAAGAAGACTTTGACCCAGCTGATCAATGAGGCACCTGGCCGTCAAGTCATGATTACTGTCCGTCACCGCCCTGCAAAGGACGGCTCGGTCGTTTACAGCGAAATCGCGCAGACCGCTAAGGTCTGAGTGAGGGAGCCGGGGACGGTCAGTGCTGCATCACCGATCCCCGGCTCTTATCAATCTAAGCCGTCGAGTTTACCCATATCCTTGACGGACGCCCACTCAGCAGGTGGTGGTAATAACAGCTGAGAGCCTGCGGCCCAAACAAGACTCCTTGGGCGCGGCAGGTCCATCTTCAACTCGGGGGTTAACATGACTTCAGCACAATTCCAGACCATCGCAATCGCGTCCATCGTCTCGAACAGGGATGAGCGGCAACGCCGCGAACTCGAAGACATCGACGTTCTGGCAGACTCAATCCGCCGCCTCGGCTTGATCCACCCGATAGTGGTGACGAGGGAGGGTGTGCTTGTCTCAGGCGAGCGCCGTCTAACTGCCGTCAAATCACTCGGCTGGAGCCATGTCGTCATCCAGTACCAAGACGAGTGTGAACCTTCTCTCCTTCACGCGATTGAACTTGAGGAAAACGTCAAACGAGCGGAGCTTCCGTGGCAAGACGAATGCAAGGCCGTTCAAGAGTACCACGTCCTCCGCGCCAGTCAAGGGGTAAAGTGGACCCTCGAAGACACCGCCAGCGCGTTAGGACTCACGCAACCAGAGGCCTCGGCCCGGATCACAGTCGCTAAGGAACTCGCTGATCCGAAGTCAATGGTTCACACAGCTCCTCGCTACACAACGGCAGTTAATATGACCCGAAGGGTCTCTGAGCGAAAGGCCGCAGCAGAGCTTGACAAGGTACTGAACCTCGTCGAGCCTGACCGCCCGAAAGACATGATCCTAAACACCAGCTTTCTAAAGTGGGCACCTGAGTACAAAGGCGCGTTGTTCAACTTCCTCCACTGTGACTTTCCTTACGGCATCGACGCTCACAAGTTCGGCTCAGCCTTCGCCAGCAAGTCCGTCCACGGCGACTACCAAGACACCAAAGAGCACTACGTCGAGTTAATCAACTGCCTAACCACTAACATCGACAATATCATGGCTGAGCAAGGTCATATGATGTTCTGGTTCTCGATGCACCATTACCAGCTAACGCTCGATATGCTTTCCGAAGTCTTCTTCGTCGATCCCTTCCCACTTATCTGGCACAAAAGCGACAACGCAGGTAACGCCCCGAGGCCTCAGCATCAGGCCCGCCGAGTCTACGAGACAGCCTTCTTCTGTTCAAGGGGCGATCACCCCATAGTCAGGATTGCCTCGAACCTGTTCGCCGCCAACACTGTCTCCGACCGCCACATGAGCGAGAAGCCTGTAATGATGCTCTCGCACTTCTTCAAGATGCTTGTGGACGGCCACACAGCTATCCTTGATCCAACAGCAGGGTCAGGGTCCGCGCTCAGGGCAGCCAAGCGCTTAGGTGCTTCGAGACTCTTGGGCCTCGAGATCAACGAAACTTTCGCGAGAGACGCAAACCAAGCACTGACAGAGGATATGGCTGAATGAAAATCTACATGGCTTCTCACATCAAGCACGCAAGACGTTGGATCGACCTGCGACCGAAGCTCTATCCGCGAGTCACGATTGTCAGTACATGGATCGACTTTCTTAAGGACGGCGAAGTGAACTGCACACCAGAGGTTTTGAAGGAGTCTTGGGACAATAACGTCAAGGACATCATTATCTGTGATATACTCTTGCTTTATGCAGAGCCGGGTGAGCCGCCGAGGGGTGCTGCCTTCGAGGCTGGCATCGCCTATGCTATGGGTAAGCCTATTCTCCACATTGGGGACAGACCCGCTCTTGGAACGATGGGATGCTGTTTCGAATATTTCGAGACGCTTGATCAGTGCCTCAAAATCCTTGCGTCCGAGCAAGAGATCCAGGACGTTATCAACAGCCGTGGCTCAACAGCGAGGAACTAATGAGGTTCGGAGAAATCTTTATCCTCGGTGAAGCTTGGGGCGAACACGAAGAGCGGCAGCGAGCCCCCTTCGTCGGGCCTTCTGGCTACGAGCTTACCCGAATGCTCGACGACGCTGGTATCCGTCGAGCCGATTGTTTCCTCTCAAACGTCTTCAACCTGCGACCGGAGAACAACAATGTCGAAGCACTTTGCGGGAGTCCTAGCATCCCAGACCGTGGGCCAATCTCCAAAGGGAAGCACGTCCAAGCCAAGTATGGCGTTGAACTTAACCGTCTCATGTCCGAACTGCGGAGCGTGCAACCAAATCTCGTTCTGGCCCTCGGAAACACTGCCTCATGGTTCTTATCAGGTGCCACCGGGATCACGAAAATCCGAGGAACTACTCAGGAGGCATCCTTTGTCAAACGACAAGACGGAACTCGACAGAAGTTCCTCGCCACCTTCCATCCGGCAGCAGTCCTTCGACAGTGGGATCTTCGACCAACAGTCGTTGCGGACTTCATCAAAGGAAAGCGGGAGTCAGGTTTCCCAGAAGTTAGACGACCTAAGAGAGAAATCTGGATCGCCGAAAGCATCTCCGACATCAGACTCTTCGCCACCACTTACCTCGAACGAGCACAAGAAATCGCCTTCGACATAGAAACTGCCTTCGGTGAGATCACTTGCATAGGCTTCGCCCCTTCAGAGAAGATCGCTCTTGTCGTGCCTTTCCTCGACTACCGCAAGAACGGGTGGTCGTACTGGAGTGCGGAAGATGAAAAAAGAGCTTGGTTCTGGGTCAAGACTATTCTCGGCTTTCCTGCCCGAAAGACCGCACAGAATGGACTGTACGACATCGGCTTTCTCTGGAGACGAGCCGGGGCTGTTGTCAACAACTTCGCTGACGACACCATGCTCATGCACCATGCACTTCAACCAGAGGCTAAAAAAGGCCTTGGCTATCTTGGAAGCGTGTACACAAACGAAGCTTCGTGGAAGATAATGCGCGACTCGACTAAGATACAGGAAAGGAGAGACAAGTGACCTATCTCATAGCCCATGTCGTGCGGGGCGTGCCTGAGTTCGCGATCGCTGAAGAACTCGAAGGAACTGACTCGGACCCTGGCCCGTGGTGGATCACAACTGGCGGTTGGCGAGCCTATCCTTATTGGGTTTGTGCGCTCGACGAGTTAAGAGTATTGTCTAACAGCACTACCGTCCCCCTTTTTTTGCCTGAAGCTCCCCCAGATTGGCCGGACTTCATGAAAAAACAAGTGCGTGATACTAAGGTATCGAGAAAGCAGACGAAAGTATCGAAGATTGATTTAGAGGAGTTGGGACTGTGAGCTACCGCCCGAAGTCAAAAACATTCGAGGCTTTCCGTTACTCAGTTGACCCTGAACCTAATTGGTTCAAGACTTGCGTAGAACAGGGTTGGGCCGAACCACGCTCAGAGGGTGTTGTTCTTCGCATCAACTACAACCATAATCTCCAGTTCGTTCTAAAAGGCGACTGGGTCGTTCAAGGATACAATGGAATACCTTACGGAGTATATGATGACGACTTTCACAGGATGTTTGAGCCATGCGAATAATCCAGACCGAACACATCAGCCCTCACATGGGCGAGATGGAAAAGCAGTGGACTTACAACGGACTCGACTGTTGTTTAACACACGAGATCTGTGGAGTTATTAGAGAGCAGCTCGACCCTATCACCAAAGAGACCTACGCCCTCCGCTTCGCTCTCCAAGCCCCCGTTCTGGAGATGAACTTGCGTGGGGTGAAGATAGACTTAATCGAGCGGGATCGTCTCCTCATTGACTACGGCGAGCGGACCAAGCGCCTTTCCGCCCAGCTCGACCGCATTCTCCTCGAAGGTGTCGGCACTACCTGCAAGTGGGCCTCCCCCAAACAACTGATGGAGCTGTTCTATGGAGTCCTCGGTATTCCCCCTGTCCGACGAAGAAACGGAGCTGGTGAAATGGTTCCGACAGTTAATCGCGGAGCACTCGAAAAGCTCACCAACTACTTCGTCGCACAGCCTATCATCAGCCACATACTTGCACTTCGAGAAATACAGAAAAAAGTTGGGGTTCTCAAAACTCGAATTGATGCTGACAATCGAATGCGAACAAGCTTTAACATCGCCGGTACGGAGACCGGAAGGTTTTCATCGTCGATGGCTGATCTCGAGACCGGAACTAACTTACAAAACATCGAGGAGGGACTGAGGCGCATCTTCGTAGCAGACAAGGGAATGAAGCTCGGGAACATCGATCTTGAACAAGCTGAGTCTCGAGTTGTCGGGGCGATCTGTTGGAACCTCTTTGGAGATGGAGCTTACCTAGATGCTTGCGAGTCCGGAGATCTGCATACTGTCGTTGCTAAGGGGATTATGCCAAACCTCGGATGGACAGGTGATCCCAACGCTGATAAGGTCCTCGCGGAACGGCCTCATTACCGTCAGCACTCGATCCGGTACATGGCGAAGCGTCTCGGCCACGGCTCTAACTACATGGGACAGCCCCATACAATGGCACTTCACTCCAAGATGCCAGTCCAAGTCATCAAGGACTTCCAGCAAGCTTACTTCACGAAGTTCGAAGCGATCAAAAAGTGGCATCAGTGGGTCGAAGAAGAACTCAGGCTCAAAGGCCAGCTAACCACTTTCATGGGAATGCGGAGGTGGTTCTTTGGGAGGCGGAACGATCAAGACACTCTTCGAGAAGCCGTTGCTTTCGAACCGCAAAGCGTCTCCGTCGAAATCTTGAATAGGGTGATGCTTAACGTCTGGCGCGCTAACATAGTTCAGCTACTCTTGCAAGTGCATGACAGTATCTTATTTCAGTACCCTGAGGAAAAGGAAGCAGAAATCCTGCCGCAGGTACTTAAGTTGTTTGAGTATCCAGTTAGACTAAGAGGCGGTAGAAATCTTATCATCCCCGCTGAAGTTAAGACCGGCTACAATTGGGCACCGAAATCAGACGAGAACCCTCAAGGGCTAAGCAAGTGGAAAATGGGCGAGGCAAATCGTGGATAGACTTATTCGTTGAACAGACCGCTGACACGGCCTCTCCACCAATCTTTCGTAAGTGGGCTGGCATATCAGCGATCGCAGGAGCATTGGAGAGGAAAATATGGATTGTCTCTAGAGGCACGCAGCTCTACCCGAACCTCTACATAATGCTGATCGGCCCTCCAGGTGTTGGCAAGTCCATCATCTTGGCTCGGGTCAATCAGCTATGGTCATTTCTCCAAGAGCATCACAAAGGCTCTTCTTCACTGACAAGGGCGAGCTTCATCGATGAACTCGACGACGCAAAGCGACATCTACTCTTCGGGACTCCATACGGAAACTTCAATGCGCTTACCGCTGCTATTAGTGAGATGGGAGTGTTGCTCCCAGCTTACGAACACGCCTTCATGTCCACTCTTACTGACATTTACGATGGAACTCCTTATAGCGAGAAACGTCGGACCAAGGACCTCTCCATCACAATCGAGCACCCATTCTTCAACATAGTCTGTGGGACCACCCCGTCCTATCTTGGCAAGTTCATGCCAGAGGGTGCTTGGGACCAAGGCTTCATCTCGAGAAACATAATGGTCTACTGCGGGATTAGTGAGCGCAGGAACCCTTTCGAAAGCCTCTCCACAGTCGATCTGACTGGCTTAATAAAAGACTTACGCATTATTGGAGACAAGAAAGGCGAATTGAACTTCTCAAAAGAGGCTTCCTCCGCCCTGATAAACTGGGTCATGGCTGGCGGTCCCCCCACTCCCGACCACCCACGGCTCGCTTCCTATCTCCCCCGGCGGACTGCCCACCTTTTGAAGCTGTGCATAATAGCCGCGATAGCCTGGGGAGCTTCGCAGACGATAGAAATTGAGCATTACCAAGTTGCGCTCGACTGGCTTTTGGAGGCTGAGATGCTGATGCCCGACATCTTCCGCGCTATGCTCAAGGGAGGGGACAGCCAAGCCCTCGAGGACTGTTGGCACTTTATGTGGAAGATGGCCGGGAAGACGGGGCAGCCCGTCATGGAGTCCGTTGCGACGCTTTTTCTGGCTGAGCGTGTTCCCGCTCATAATGTCGAGCGGCTTCTCCAACTTCTCGTCAAAACTGGTCATTGTGAGCACCTCTTAACACCTTCAGGACATCGAGCCTACAAGCCTTTACCACGCCCACCTGGATACACTAGCTAATCCCAGCGATCATTAGCTAAGTAATCATCAATCTTTTGGTTGAGCTGCTGCATCACGAACATACTGTAATCAGCGCCTGCTTCCACCACTTCTGGATAGAAGGCCTCCTGATTAACGATGTCGATCTGCTGAATAAGAGGGACTACGCGCTGAATGCGAACGCGCCAGCCGGGAGCTACCGGATCGCCCGCAAGGGGATAGACAACGTAGCCCCCATTCGGAGAGCCTATCCCCGACACCGAGTAGGCGCTCGGTGGGATCGTGCTCAGCACTCCGGTCGTATCTTTAAGCTTCACTTGAAGATGACTTTCTTGCGTCACCGGGAATGTAAAGGCCCAGCTATTAACAGCGCCGTTCGCGATGTAGGTCACGGCTGAAGTTTGGTTCGAGACGGTCATGTTGTCCTCTCTCGTATTGCCCTATAAACCATTTATACGGCAATATCAGTATGACTTAACCGGAGTCTTGCCCTTAGTGCCAATAGGCTTTTGGCGACCATAGACGAAGAGCCGACGCCAATCAGTGAAAGTTGAGGGCGGCTTCTCTTCCCCTCTTTCCATCCTTTGTATCGACTCCATCCAGCGTCCCATCTGCTTCGTCGTCGCCTTCACACCACCAAAGACACCCGCAAGCTCGAATGAAGTCTGGGCCGGAGGTAAGTAGGTCGAGGGCTTATCTAGCTGCACCTTCGACGACCACTTCTTAACATCTCGCATCCAGCGCCTCGGCACGTCCATCGCCGCAGTAAGTGGAATGCTCGCCTTCGCGTACTCTCCGTGGAGTAGGGCGTAGGAAGTTTCTTTGATGAAAGGCAAGGTGCCAGTCGCAACGCCTGCCATCTCCTTCATAAAAGTCTTCCCCCAGTGATCGTCGTTCTTCGGCTCGCCACGAACCATCTGGTGGATAAGAGCAAGGGCTCCCCAATAGAAGATAAGTGCGGATGAAGCCGTCCAAGCAGCTCCACCAAACGCCTTACCTGTATCCCAGAAGCCCTCCGCACTAAGCCCCTTTCGTGTGCCTTCAGCGACTTCAAAACCCCTAAGATGCATCTGATTGTAGACGTGGTTGAAGAAGCCGTAGAACTGCGCGAATGGACGCAAGGCCCGATCAGTCGAGAACGCTGACTTGTCCATCAAATTGCTGGAGTTATGTGCCAGCCGAACTGTCCTATCCCCAAGCCGGAAAGCCTCCTCTTGACTAAACCCGTCATCAATAGCTTTCCTATACCCGCCCCACCAAGCCATTGCAGCCGAAGCATAATCTGTGTAAGAGATCATTGATTGCCCCCACCACTCAGCGTTGTGTTGGAAGTTTTCATACTTCCCCCACTGACCAAGTGAGTAAGCAATGTCTCTATTCTTGTTGCTTATTCGGGTGCCAAGTTCAGCTGAGTTCTTAATAGCGAAGCCCACCATTTCATCGAAGTTCTCTTTCGACTTGAACATGGTGTCGTAGAGGCCTTGAAGCTTCGAGTCTCCGATCGTGTCGCGGATTGCCTTGAAAGTATAAAGCCCCGTCTCACCTATAGTATTCATCAAGGCCGTTGGACTGTGGACGAGAACAGTTCCTGGATTGAAGCCGATCACGTTCGTTATCGCGTTTGACTGGACTTTGTTGAACAGCCAGCGCATCGTTATTGCCTGTTGCAGATCGGCCTTGCCCCCGTCGTTCGAGATGCTTGCAAGCCAAGGCTTGAATATATCAGCCTGAGCCTTTCCGAAGGTATCGAAGACAGCTTCATAAAAGCGCTTGTCATTGATGATCTTCGCTGCGTTCTGCACAGCCTCGCGATGCGTCAGCTCATGTATCTCCTCTTTAATCCGGTGTGGTATCTCATCAAAGTTCAGCGACAGTTGAATATCTTCCCCATTCTTCGCTGAATTAGAAAACTGTCTATGCGAGTTCGCTGGCATCGCATCGTAAACTCTCGTATCAATGAGCGCCGAGTCCGCCATCTTCCCTTCCGGCATTCCCGTCCGCTGCTTCATTATCGGCCAGTATCCACCAGCCCTTGAGACACCATGAGCGTCAACGAAGGAGATTGGATCTGGATACTCCATCCCGAAGCCTCGTGTCCGCCGATAAACTCCATCTCTCAGCGGGTTCATCTTCTCTTCTTGCATCTTCCAGAGATTCTGAACAAAGTCCCAATTCTCCTTCGTCATATTCCGCATCAGCCAGTCGTTAATAAGCGTCTGCTCTGTCTTCAGTGTATTCGCCATGAGATGTCTGTTCGTGGCGTTGCCCCAGTTAAGAGCAACAACCAACATCTCATCCGTCCTGAACTCCCTCGGCTTTCCATTCGGAGCTATGATCGTATCGTTTGGCACTTGTTTCGACAGCGTATTCCTCTTTGCTCCAGGCGGTCCTGCCCACTCGCCATGATCCACCTGCTGAAGAAACTTTCCAACATCCAGTTGCACCTCCCCCTTCAACTTCTGCGCATCTTTCAGTGGAGTAATCAGCACTCTATTCAAAATCCCATCGTCTTGCAGCCGATCCATCTTCATCGTCACTGTCTCGGCGCGAAGCGCATTCCCTACATAACCTCTCCAGGTTGACAGAAATGGAATCCGCTCGGGTTGAACAGGGTCACCAAACTTCTCATACCCTCTCCCGTCCCTCAAGTCCTCGATCTGCGCATTGAGGACTTTCATCACCTCGTCCATGTGCAGTTCTTGGTTCTTCAGCCCAACTTGCTTGTCTCTTTTCCCAGCATATTCAAGCGCTCGAAGTGTGTCATAATACTCGTTGAAGTTCTTGACCTGCATATCTCGTATATCGCGGAGTGGGATGACCGGCCCACTCAAGTAAGTTGGAGTCGGGATAGTGTCTGCATGACTTTCATCATTCCGCTGTTTAATCCAAGCGGGAAGGTTCGGTTCATCCAGCGCCATAATATCTTTTTGCAGCACTTGCGTCGTCCGAGCCCCTGGATCAAGCCCTGACATCGCGACCAGCTGAAGCATCCTTGTATTGATCTCAGGGTCAAAGTCTTTGATCCGCTCTGTCTTCGTGAGCCGCGCCGTCAGCTGACTCCCAAGCGTAACCTTTTTCCTGTGCTCTGTCCCCCAAGTCGCCATCATCGAGGCTTGAAGTTGTTGCTTCTTCTCCATCAACGCCGTTGCATTATCTCCAGCATCTTTCGCCTCTTTCGCCAGCCGTCCATGCTTCCCTGCCAAATGCTGATACTCTTTAACATTGGTTGCTTGAGCATTCGACATATCTCTCATCCGCTCGTCAACGAGAGTACGGATCTCAGGTATGTTGATCAGGTCAGCGCCAGTCAGCCCCGACAAAGCATTCAGCTCATCTATAAACACTCTTTCCTGCGCGATGCTCAGCGCCGCCTAAACACTGTTCTTCTCAATGATCTTCCCGAGATCACCATACTGCGAGATCATCCGCCTATTCAGCTCTTCTTCAACAAGCCGATCAAAGCGCTCGCCATGCGTCTCTTTATGTGTATCCTTAATACCTCTCCGGAGCCCGTCACGATACTGTAGCAAGTCCAGCATCATATCTATTCCAGTCGCATAGCCGAACATTGGAGCCATTGCGTCTGGCGAGGCTGCATTCGGCGCATCCTCTTTCGCCCACTTATTCCCTTTCAGCAATACGTTGTCACTCAGCTTCTTACTCTTAATCTCCATCATGTCCAGTTCTTCGCGCGTGAACATAGCGTCCACGTCAGCTTTCGTCATCTGGACATTTTGGACTTCATCACCCAGCGCCCGTGACTTCCCGGTCCTGAAGTAATCATCAGCCATAATCA